AAGCTGAAATGCGACAACGCGGAATGCGAGTGGACATGCGCCGACTCGCCGCAACCGCGCCGTGCGCTGGCAGAATCCGCGCGATACATTCCGACCGCAGAAGGACTGCCGGGCCACGTTGGGTTTCACTACAACGTCCTTTGCAACTGGCGGAAGCCGCTATGGGAAATCGTCCTGCTTTGGCTGGAAGCAAAAGCCGCGCAACGTGTCGGCAACCTCGACCCGCTGCGGCAGTTCATCCAGAAACGATTGGCAGAACCATGGGAGGAAGACTTGACCGACAACCGGCAAGCACTGGTTGGCAACGGCTACCTTGTCGCGGAATACGCTGACGCGAAACGCATCGAGGACGAAGCGCACCGGTTCTTGACCGTGGACAAACAGCGCGACCACTTCTGGGCCGGCGTTCGCGCATGGCGGGCAAATGGAGAAAGCATGCTCTTGTGGTATGGTCGCGTGGAAACATTCGATGGTGTGCATGACCTGGCGCAACGCTACGGAGTCCCGCCGAAATTGGTCTTCGTGGATGCCCAGTATGACACTGATCAGGTTTACTCCGCATGCTCACGCATGGACTGGACGGCGCTACACGGCAGCGGGCAGAAAAGCTTCCCCTACAAAAAACAAAACGGCGATGTGATCCAGCGACCGTTTACGAGGTTTTCCGAGGCGCAGGCAACCAGCGGGAAGGCAAGGTATTGCCACTGGGCATCCGACCGCATCAAGGACATTCTCCACGCTCACCGCACCGGGCAGACCTCGGCCTGGCACATCCCAGATGACGTTTCGCAGGATTGGCTGAAACAGATCGATTCCGAAGTGAAACGCGAAATGCCGAACGCCAAAACGAACCAGGTTGATTTTCGATGGGTGAGAATCCGAAACAACAACCATGCGTGGGATGTCGAGGCGATGCAAATCGTGGCGGCGATGATGCTGAAATTGATTCCGGGGTTTGATGTTTGACACCACCCGCCGTGCGATGGCGGGAAATCCTCTGAATGTTGCACGCGAATGGGCAAAAGCCGGGCTTTGTGACGCGCAGATTGCGGCGAAGCTGAAAGGCAACTACCGCGCGTTGATACTGCAATCCATGGAACCCGGCGGGCTTGCAACCGTCACCAGCGCGACGAAAAACGGCGTGCAGATGGGCAAATCCATGGGTCTGTCCATCCAGGAAACGCTGACCGCTATGGGAAAGGCGTTGGAGTGGATCGAAATCGGATACGTTCCGCAACAATCCCGCAGCCTCGGCAGGTTTTGACATTGCCGCTTAGGCGATGGCTATCCTCGACCAATACGGGCGCACGATTAACTACCGCCCTGCGCGCGCGGCGAACGAGAACTACCATCGTCCTTGGGAACCAATCGAGAAAAAGGACATCGCGCAACTGGTCCCTGCCGCCGACCGCGTCAAGCTGATGTCGCAGTCGCGCCGAATTTATCTCAATTTCGGACCAATCCAGAACGCCATCACGCAGCGCAGCACCTACGCAGTGGGCCGCGCATTCGTTCCGCAGTTCAAGGGTGCGGATAAGGACTTTGGCGCCGCCGCAACCGAGTGGCTGATTCAAACCTTTTACGGCATCGGTGATAGCCGTGGCGGAATGCACGACTTCAAAACGAACCTCTACGGTTGGTCAACAAGCCTGGATGTCGATGGTGAAATTTTCATCCTTCTCACCGAAACAGACGGCAAGTTTCCGAAATACCAAGGCATCCCATCGCACCGCATCGGCAATCCCGACAACCTGCGCGACGGTCCAATGCGTGGCGGCATGCTGGAGGATGGCATCGTTTACTATCCGTCAGGCGAACCGAAGGAATACGCCTTCTTGGACAAGGACGGGAAGCTGTCGCAGTGGATTCCCGCCGCCAATATCATCCACCTTTACGACCCGAACTGGCAAATGCAAGGGCGCGGAATCACCGCGCTGACGCCTTGCATCAATGATTGCCGCGACATCATCCAATCCACCGAGTGGGAACGTCTTGCGATGATGCAAATGTCATCCATTTCGCTGGTGGAATACAACGAAAACGGCGGTCCTGACAGCGAAGACCCGGCAAGCGTGCTGATTGGCAACTCGACCAGCACAAAAGGCATAACCGTCGAGTCAATGGACGGCGGCACCGTGCGCTATTTCCGAAGCAACAGCGGAGGAAAGGTGGAAACGCTGGTAAATAACCGTCCTGGCAACCCGTTCTTGGACTTCCACGACCGGCTTTTGAAATCGTCCTTCGCCGCGCTTAACTGGCCGGCCGCATTTTACTACGGACACGCTTCCGGTGGAGGCACTGCGCAACGAATGGAGATTGCGATGGCGCAACGATCCATCGAGGACCGTCAAGACATCCTTTTTTACGCTGCAAAACGCATCATCGGATACGGAATCGCAAAGGCGCAGAAGCGAGGCGATCTACCAGCATCCGCAGATTGGTGGAAATGGGATTTTTCGACCCCGCCGAAGCTGACAATCGACGACGGGCGCGTGATGAAGGAACTGGAAAGCGCCTACAAACTCGGATTCAAGTCCGCTGGCGACATCACCGCCGCGATGGGCAAGGAATACCGCGAAGTCATCACGCAAAAAGCGGAAGAATCCGCCATGCGCCAAGTCATCGCCGCCGAAGTTGGCGCAAAATACGGCGTCGAAATCGACCAGCGCGAACTGGTGATGATGACGCCTAACGAGCAATCAAAAGAAGAAGCCAATGAACCTGCAACATCTGGAAATTGAGAACCGCAAAGGCAAGTTGAAGCTAAATGACGGCGTTTACAAGGAAAGCGCCGATAAGCTGATAGAAGAGCTCGAGACGCTTTACGGACCCGCCGCTGTCGCCGCGCAAATGCGCATCGGTGACATCGTTTGCGCTGCGGATGACGCGCTTGAAAGCGTGGAAGTGGAAATTAACAGTCCCGGCGGGTCGGTTTTTGAGGGAAACCGCATTTACAACGCCTTGCGCGGCATGTCTGCCCGTGGGGTGGAAATCACGACCACTGTAAACGGTCTCGCCGCGTCAATGGGCAGCGTCATTCTGATGGCTGGCGATAAACGCCGCATGACAACCGGCAGCCGAATCATGATTCACGAAGCCTCAACCGTGGCGTGGGGCGATGCGCGGGCGCTGCGCAAGAATGCGGATTTACTGGAAGGCATCAGCGCGGAAATCGCTGGAATCTACGCCGAACGCACGGGCGGCGACCAGAAAGCGATCCGTAGCCTCATGTTTGCCGAAACATGGATGACTGCCGACGAGGCAAAGGAAAATGGATTCGTCCACACGGTCACCAAGGACGGCAAACCGAAGGCGGAATTTGACAACGAAAACAAAGCGATGAGCATTTTATCCAAACTCTTTCCGGGCAACGACCAAGTCGCCGAACTTGAGGCAACGATTGCCGAAACCGAAACGCTGCGGGCAGAGCTTGCCGATGCTCAGGCGAAAATCACCGAGCTAACCGGTCTCGCGGAAGCCAACGCCGCTTTGCAGACCGAACTTGCCGACGTTCAAGCCAAGCTGAACGAAGCCGACAAGCTCGCCAATGAAAACGCGGAAACCATCGCGGAACTGCAAGCCAAGGCTGAAAAAGTCGATGAACTCGCGGCCATCAAGGCTGCTGAAATCCTCGCCTCCACTGGTCATCCCGCGCCTGTGCAACTCACCGGAGACGGCGGCAGCACCGGCACCGACTACGTTGCCGAACTCGGCAAGCTCCAAGGCGCTGACCGCACCGCCTATTACAACGAACACAAGGCGGAAATCCGCAAGCAGATGAAGAAATAATCTCACCTAAACACACACACTACCATGGCTACCATTGCATTTAATGACACGATTTTCGCACAAGAGTCTCTCAAGGCTTTTACCGCGACTCTCGCCCCTCTCCGCGCCTTCTCTAAGTCGCTGGATAACCAAACCGCCAAGAAGGGCGACGCCATCGTCGTTCCGTTTATCTCGGCACTGACCGCATCCACGTTCAACGCCGCCAACACCAACTACCAACTCGGTGGCGGTGCTGTGACGCACAATACCATCAACCTGACGAACCACTCCATCGTCACGTTCGATATCACCGACCTTCAAGCCGCTAATTCCTCGGGCGCACGCTTCGATGAACTCGCCGCGCAAGCCGGTCGCGCACTCGGTCAACGGGTTCTGGAAAACATCTGGAAACTCATCACGACCACCAACTTCGGTTCTGCTTCGATCACCACCCTCGAAACCAACTACGGGCTCGAGGAACTGATTGAACTGCGCAAGGTTCTCGCCGGCCGCAACGTGGATGTTTCGCCTGGAATGTGCAGTTTCATCCACAATACGGTTGTCGGCGCCAGCCTTCTCGGTTCCACCAACGTCCTGCAAGCCTATGCGATTGGCGACAACCAAGCCGCCCGCCAAGGCACGCTTGGTCAGCTTGTCGGTTTCCCGACCTACGAAACCAACATCCTGCCGACCGCTTCGACTTCGCTTGTGGCATTTGCCGCACACCCCGACGCAATCATGGTTGCCATGCGCTACCTTGAGCCACAGGTTCCGCAAGCCTATCAAGCCGTGGAACGCGTTGCCGATCCTTCCGGCATCGTGATGGGCTACCGCCGCAGCTTCAATGAGGCGACCGGCGTCATGTATGGCGCGTTTGAGTGCCTCTACGGAACCGCTACCGGACTCACCCTCGGCCTCGCATTCGGAACCAAGCCGTAACTATCTCTGCTGCTGGTGTTCATGTCGGAAACCCTCCATCGGAAACGGTGGAGGGTTTTTTCTTGCCCAAAAATCCCGATTGCCGAAAATTGCCCGAGATGAAACCAAAGATTTCCCTGTGCGTAATTGCGGGCAATGTAGAGAAGCAAATCGGGCGCTTTCTGGATGCCTTCGCGCCTGTTGCGGACGAGGTGATTGTGGTGCGGGCGATTGGAAGTCAGGAACCAGACAGGACGCTAGAAATTGCACAATCAAGAGGATGCAGGGTTAGCAGTTATTACAACAAGCGGCATGATTGGCCGCACGTTGAAGACTTTGCAGCCGCAAGGAATAATACGCGAAACTCTGGACACGCGGAGCAGCAATCAAGGAATGGCATCGCCACATGGGACTTCCGCAAGGGCTGAAATGGGAGAGAGCTTGAATCAAACGGGGGCCGCGGATCCTACACGCG